AGCGCGTCGCTTTCCTGTTCGACTGGCTTGCCAAACACAAGTTCATCGTTGACGAGAACAACAAGAACCCGTCAAGGCTGTCGAGACTTGCAGGCGTTATGCGCAAAGGCAAGCTCCAAAAGCTCATCGCAACGGACATAGGCTGCAAGTCATGGCTCGAATGGAAAGACTATATCGAAGGTGTTGAGGACGATCTTCCGCCTCTGGTTTCTCTCGCCGATCAGCTCGAAAACCCTCCGACACTCTCGCCGGAACTCATAACGGGAATACTCCGTGAAGGGTGCAAGATGATCATAACGGGAGACAGTAAGGCAGGAAAGACCTGTCTGTCCCAGAATCTCGCAGTGTGCATCGCAGAAGGCAGGCCGTGGCTCGGGAAGTTCCCGTGTCAGCAGGGCAAGGTCCTCTACATCAATTTGGAAGTCGAGGCTGCCTCACTGTTCTACCGTTTCAAGGCGATGTATCACGCTATGGGTATCAAGATAAGCGACAAGGGCGGAGCAAACATCGTGCCGTGGAACCTCCGAGGCTACGCAGCTCCGATCGACAAACTTGCGCCGAAGATAATCAGACGTTGCCGTAACACGGGACCGTACAAGGCCATTATCATAGATCCGCTTTACAAGGTCCAACAGGGTGACGAGAACTCCGCTCAGGCGATCTCTGACTTCTGCAACGCCCTGGATAAGATCGCACACGATACGGGTGCCGCAGTCATATACGATCACCATCATCCGAAGGGGACTTCCGGAGACAGGAAGGTCATCGACCGCGGTGCTGGCTCGGGAGTTTTCTCCCGTGATGCGGATGCTCTGGTCGACATATCGAATCTCGATCCGGGCAACGATGCGGCCGATGTGGTCAAGGAACTCGTCAAAAACGGTGAGAGACCGATGGTCATGTCTTTTGTTCTCCGTGACTTCAAGGACATTGATGAACAGAAGATATGGTTCAATTTCCCGCTGCATTTCATCGACGAAAAGAACCTTCTTGAGAACTGTCATGTTGAGGGCAGCGCCGAGGCCAACTTCGCAAAGAACCCGAACAGGAAGTCCGATGACGAAAAGCGCAGGATCATTGACAACGCATTTGAGATGGCAGGCCCTATCACTATGGAAGATGGGAGCCGTATGGCAAAAACGTCAGATATGGCTGCTTATGCCGAAACAACCGAGAAAACTATCAAAAAATATGCTTCTGAAATGCCTGGTTACACAGTCGAACGAGGTTATATCAGAAAAGTGAACAACGAGGAATAACCCTATGTTCCGAAAGTATAAGGAAATCTTGATAGTTTCGGTACATCGACTATATATAGTGTTCCGTTCCGAAACACATTCCGTTCCCTTTGGGAAATGCCGCCTAAAAGGCGGCGGCATTCCCCGAGTCAGGAACGTTAGGGCGATATTCTGAAAGAGGTGCACATGATAACGGTTCAAAAGTACACAGAAACATACAACCTTTGGAAGGCTCAACTCCAAGACGGTGCAGACAAGATCGTCAGATCATCGGAGGCTCGGAAATATCTCATCAAGAACTCGGACTCAGCTCCGCTCGAAGAACTCCTAATCGTAGCAGTGAAATGTATCACAGACCTGACCGGAGATACCGTTTTCCAAAAAGAAGTTATTAGAAACATAGAAAGGAGACGAAAATGAAAGACTACAATTTGAGACAGTGCCCGTTCTGCGGAGGCAAGGCAGTATTCAAAGTCATTACCACTATTGCGAGCACAAGTAAAAGCGGAATGACCTTTTGTGTTCAGTGCACAAAGTGCGGTGCTCGTGCTCCATCAGGACACGTTTCAGAGATCTCTTTCCAGCTCTATGACGATGGTGAACTGAAAATCACAAAAGACGAAAGAACTTATGAAGCAAGGTGGTGGAACGGAACGATTCACGATGTCGGAGGCGGATCATGAAACAGATCTACTGGATAAAGGTCAACGGAGAACGCTACTGCTCTTTTGACAACATCAAGGATGCAGAGTTCATGCTCCAGTACCTCAAGGCTCGTGGCACGTCAGAAGAACTCTCGCTCGAGGCCGTGCCCGGAAAGGAAAACAAATGAAGAACCAGTTCTTTTTAACATTCGACACCATGCCGAAAGCGACCGCACAGCAGAAAGGGGTCAGAGTGGTCAACGGCAAACCCTACTTTTATAAGAAAAACTCTGTCGAGTCAGCCCTGAACCTCTTCATGATCGGACTCAAACCGCATAGACCGCCGAAGCCTGCCGAGGGTCCCGTTAAGGTCTCGCTCCTGTTCGAGTTCGACTGCAAGGACAAACGGAAGTGGGGAACGTATAAACCGACAAGGCCCGACTGCGACAACATGGCCAAAGAGTTCATTGACGCGATGTCAAAGTCAGGTTTCTGGAATGATGATGCGCAGATAGCCATGCTCGGTATCACAAAGAAGTACGCAGAAAAAGCCCAGGTCAAGGTCTGGTGGGAAGAGGTGCAGAATGAGTAACATGTCAGACAAGGAATGGGAAGCTCATCTCTGGCTCGCGCGTATGTGGGACGCTGACAATGAGATCGAGTCCTATGAGAAGCGCAAGGATGACATCCTCTCTCAGCTCTCGGGGATAGGCAAGTATGATTCAGAGTTCGTTCCTGCACAGACAGGCGAGAACTCCGTCGAGACCAAGAACATCGAATACTCGCTCCTGAATGAGAAGATCGAACAGCTCATCATGGAAATCTCGCAGGAAAACGTCAGGACTCTTCAGGTCCTGTTCAAGCTCAACGATGCCAAGATGCGCAACATGCTCTATGACCGATACGTCAACCGCATGTCCTGGGCAAAGATAGGCGAGAAGTATCACTACGCACAGAGACAGCCGTACAGATACAGAAAGGAATGTCTCAGCGCTGTCCGTCCGCTCATCCCGGACGAGTGGATTCAGGAGGTGTGTTATGGCAAATGATGCGTTCGTTGCGTTCTGGGCAGGTGCGTGCTGCGGGCTTGTTTTCGGAATAATGATGACCGCGGTCTTCGTGGCCGTGGCAGTAAAAGACAGAAGGGAGAATAACGACAATGACGAAGTATAACTATTTTGATCAGAACGGAAACTACATCAACGTGGAGAACCTGTCTCTCGCTGGCATCTATATGAGAGGTGCGTCGAGAGCTGCGATCGGCTCCGCCACGCTCAAGATCGTCAGAGAGTATAAGGAAGCGATAACCGAGCCTGGTATGAGCGATTACAAGAAGGAACAGGCGAAAATCCATGCCTTCGAGGAGATCCTCAAGCTGTATGGCGAGTGCCCCGAGTCGGAATCTGAGGACGCGAAAGAAGCCATGCGTGATGCGGAGACCGCTTCCAAGTACCTCGGCGATAACGAGGACACTATCGCAGGGAGGTGGCACTCATGAGCAACGATTTAATCAGCCGTGAGGCTTTGAAAAAGGCAATAGAAGAATATAAATATTGTGGCTTTTACGACAAACTAATTGAACTTATCGACAATGCCCCGACAGTTGAAGTTGAACCCGAAAAAATAGCCATCGCAAATGTAAGTTTTGACGAGAACAAACTCAAAGAGATAGTTCAGACAGAGGTTATAGACAAAATCAAAAGCGGTGAATTAGTGCTTAAAGACGAAAACCCGCAAGGCGATATTTTCCCTATGGAAATTGCTGCAGGTAAATGTCCGTTCGAGGTTAGCGGAAATTGCCCGTTGAGATCGCAAGGCGAGTGGATAATTGTTGATGATACAGAACAGTTTATCGCAAAGTGTTCTATATGCGGAAGAATTGAAGATAGCCGTATGGTAAAAGATTATCCATTTTGCCATTGTGGTGCAGATATGCGGAAAGGTGGTGCGGAATGAAACTTTCCGATAACTGCAAAAACTGCAAAATTGGCTATGCGATCAAGTGTGAAAGCGGTGAGGAGTATATTTGTTGCGACAGTATTCAGAAGTGCCAAGAGGAGAAGAAGAAAGAAGGTGCGGAATGAACGAAGCTAACGAGACGTGCTGGACTACCGGACACTTCACAGGTTACTGCGACTGCCTCACATGTCCGCACAGGTACGAGTGCAGCGGTTCAGATCTCCACGACGAAGACGACTAAATACTATATCTTGAAAACATGACACAAAATGACACTAAATCTTGTGTTATTGTGTAAGCAGGAGATCAGGCAGGGCGTAGAACTTAACACATTCACCACTAAACGCTCTTGTCACATTCCCGTCTGACTCCTGCCTTTCATTAAGCCTCCGAACTACGGAGGCTTTTTAATTGGAGGTTACCATGCCATCACCGAACAGAGCCGATCATACTTGGGCGAAGGTTCAATACCAGAAGGCCAAGAAGATCATATTTGCATCGCAGACCGTTTGCGGAATCTGCGGACGTCCTGTCGACTTCGACAAGAAGTTCCCTGATCCGTGGTCCGCGACTGTCGACCACATCATTCCTCTCGTCAAGGGCGGCGATCCTGCCAACCTTGAGAACATGCAGCTCGCTCATCTGGCATGCAACCGACTCAAGAGCTCAAAACTTTTGGAACCGCAGATAAAAGAAAAGAACGTCAGCAACAGAGACTTGCCTCTCTCGAAGAACTGGGAAGTCTGACGGGGGGCTATGCCTCCCTACCTACTGGGTGGGTGAACT